CGGTCGTAACGACGCAACCGGACAGAAAGCAGATCAAGCAGCCATTGCAAATATCATCTACGGTGGTGTTTGGGGTGCAAAGAATCTAGGTAATACTAAAGAAGGTGACGGTGCTAAGTTCAAGGGTCGCGGAGTTATTCAGCTAACCGGCCGCGCTAACTATACAGCTTTTGCTAAAGCCAAAGGTATCTCTATAGATGAAGCTGCTGAGTATCTAAAGACTCCTCAGGGTGCTGTTGAATCAGCTGCCTGGTTTTGGAGCTCACGTGGTCTAAATGCTCTTGCTGACAGCGACGATATTACAGCTGTAACCAAGAAAGTAAACGGTGGTACTCTAGGTATCGAACATCGCACAAAACTTCTTAACAGAGCAAAAAGTGTTCTAGTATAGCCTCCTACTAAATATAGTAAAAGAGGTGTACAATGGCTAATCCTACAACCCGCGCGGAATTCATCGAAAATTGCTTACGCCGTTTAGGTAAGCCAGTTATAGAAATCAACGTTGATCCCGATCAAATCGAGGATCGCGTTGATGAGGCGCTTGCGTATTACTGGGATTATCACTTTGATGGGTCGGAAAAGATTTACTATAAGCACCAAGTAACCCAGCAGGATGCTAATAACAAGTATATTACTCTTCCAGAAAATATCATAGGTGCTGTTCGTATTTTCAGTATCGGTGATATGATCACCACGGCATCTCTATTTGATATTCGCTATCAGATTGCACTAAACGACCTCTATCAGTTCTATAGACAGTCCATGGTACCGTACTATATGAACATGCAGCATATTCAGTTTTTGGAACAGCTATTAGTAGGTCAGCAGCCTATTAGATATACGCGTACTAGAAATAGATTATATGTCGATATGGACTGGGATAAAATTGATATTAACAAGTACTTCTTAGTTGAAGCGTATGAAATTATTAACCCGGATGTATATACTGATGTTTGGAAAGATAGGTGGTTACTAAGGTATAATACAGCTCTCATCAAGAGACAGTGGGGAGTTAACCTAACCAAATATTCTGGTATTCAGTTAATGGGTGGTATCACCTTTAATGGTGAGAAAATTTACAACGAAGCTAATTCAGAAATTCAGCAACTAGAAGCAGAGATGCTTACTTCCTACTCAGTACCTCCTGAGTACATGATTGGGTAACAAGTGGCAACTTCGTTCTATTTCAACAAAGCAGCAGTATCAGAGCAGCGTTTACTTGAAGATCTTACAATAGAATCTATCAAGATAAACGGCATTGATACTTACTATTTACCCAGAACACTTTTTAATAAAGATCAGATCTTTAAAGAAGACGTGTTATCTATATTTAAACGCGGGTATTTTGTTGAGATGTATCCTAAGAACGTGCAAGGCTTTGCTGGTGAAAAAGATATTCTTACCAAATTTGGTGTTGAGATTAGAGAACAAATTACATTTGTAATGGCCAAGAGGCGTTATGAAGATGAGATTGGCGTGAATGAAGATAGAGTAAATAGACCTCTAGAAGGTGATTTAATATATTTACCTATTAATGATGGTCTTTATGAGATTAAATTTGTTGATCACGACTTACCGTTCTATCAATTATCTAATCGTTATGTCTACGAACTAAAATGCGAGAAGTTTGAGTATAGTTCAGAAAGACTTGATACTGGTATTCAGCAGATTGACAGTATTGAAGATAGATTTACTCTTGATGATGTAGGTGTATATGAACTAGTAACGGAAGAGGGTGCACTTCTCTATACAGAAGCTGCTGACATGCTTATACTAGAGCGTATCGATATTGAAGATCAAGACCCTGGTGCTCAGAATTCGCAATTCCAGTTGGAATCAGACAGCATCATTGACTTTTCTGATAAAAATCCATTTAGTGAGAGAGTCTAGTGATTACAGGTTATTATTATCACGCTTTAATTAGAAAATATGTCATTTACTTCGGCACATTATTCAACGATATTTCTATTGAGCGCACAGATTCCAGTAATAATGTTATTCAGGATTTTGTAGTCCCTATTGCTTATGGTCCTCAGCAGAAGTTTATTGCTAGACTTGAACAAGACCCTACACTTAACAAGAGTGTAGCTATAACTCTACCCAGAATGTCATTTGAAATTGTGGATTTTAGTTATGATCCTTCCCGTAAATTAATATCAACAGGTAAGATATCTAAGCAGTCTACAAACTATACAGGTAAACTAGACACGATATACAACCCTGTACCTGTTAATATCAAGTTTAATTTATCCATTTACTCTAAAAATGCAGAAGATGGGTTTAAGATATTCGAACAAATTCTACCGTATTTCACACCAGAGTGGACCTCTACCCTTAATTTAATACCTGGCATGGATCTTAAAGTAGATATTCCTGTTGTCCTTAATGATATCAACATGGTAGATAAATATGAAGGATCGTTTGAAAATTTAGATCGTTCATATATTATTCATACATTGTCGTTCATTATGAAAGCGTACCTATTTGGTCCTACAGGTAGATCAGATGTTATTAGACGTGCTATTGCAAACATATACAATAATTCAAATACAAGAACTGCAAATTTAAGTATATCGAGTTATATAACAAATTTTAAACCTGGTGATTTTGTATATCAATCAAATGGTAGAACACAAACAGCGTCTGGTATTGTTAAGCAAGCTAATTCAACATTCTTATACATTGCAAACGTAAACGGCACATTTAATACTGCGAATAATGTTCTATGCGGAAACTCTAATGCTGTAGGCGAAGTATCAGCAGTCTCATCTGCCGATACACCAAATGAAGTAATAACAGTTAGACCTGCTCTTACTGCAAATGGAACGCCAACATCAAATGTAAGTCAATCCATAGATCTAAATCTAATTAAATCAACAGACGATTTTGGTATTAATATTAGTATTTCGGAACCGTAATGAGTGAAGAAAATAAAAAAGATCCTATCGGCAAGGCGCTAAACCTCCAGCCGATTAACAGTATAAAGACCGGTATTGAAGCCGCTATTCAAGCTGATAGTGATGATGTTATTCATGCTAGAAGAAACATCAAGGACCTAATCTATAGAGGTTCGTCTTCTCTAGAAGATCTATTGGATGTTGCAAAGGCATCTGAGCATCCCCGTGCATATGAAGTTGCAGCTAATCTAATTAAGACATTAGTTGATGCAAACAAAGAATTAGCAGAACTAAAGTTTAAAGAAGACAAAATATCCAACGAGAAGTTTGTGGATAATAGATCTATTAATAACTATACATTTGTGGGTAGTACTTCTGAGTTATTAAAACTTATGAAGAAAACTGATACAATAGAGCATGACGATGAGTGAAAATAGAACTTCTTACTATATGGGTAATCAGAAGCTCAAAAGAGCTAATGTTCCTGTAAATTTTACTAAGCAGCAAGTCAAAGAGTATGTAAGATGCTCTTCTGACATTGTATACTTTGTCAGAAAATATATCAAGATCGTTAACGTAGATAATGGTATCGTACCATTTGATCTATGGCCTTTCCAAGAAAGTATGATCAATACTTTCACAAATAATCGATTTTCTATCTGTAAGCTCCCCCGTCAGGTCGGTAAAACAACTGTTACTGCTGCTACCATTCTTTGGTATATTCTTTTTCATGAAAACTATTCTGTAGCCTTACTTGCTCATAAGAAAGCACAGGCTATTGAAATCTTAAGTAGGATTCAGCTTGCGTATGAAAACTTACCTAAGTGGATGCAGCAGGGTGTTGTTGAATGGAACAAGGGTAGTGTAGAGCTTGAAAATGGATCCAAGATTCTAGCAGCCGCTACTTCATCATCAGCTATTCGTGGTGGTTCGTTTAACTTAATTTACTTGGACGAGTTTGCGTTCGTACCTCCACATTTCCAAGGCGACTTCTTCGCATCTGTTTATCCTACCATTTCATCTGGTAATACTACAAAAGTAATAATCACCAGCACCCCTAAAGGGCTGAACATGTTTTACAAGATGTGGACAGAAGCTGTAGATAGTAAGAACTCGTTTGTTCCATTTGAAGTTCACTGGTCTGATGTGCCAGGTAGAAATGAAAAGTGGAAAGAAGAAACTATTCGCAACACTTCCGAACAACAGTTTCGTGAAGAATTTGAGTGCGAATTCATCGGCAGTTCCAATACTCTAATCAATCCAGGTAAACTATTACAACTGCCTGTTATCGCCCCTCTAAAGTATACAGATGACTACGCTGTATATGAAGATCCTAACGCACCAGAGAATAGAGATAAACTGTACGTTCTTGTAGCTGATACTGCTAGAGGTGTGGGTAGAGACAGTTCAGCATTTGTGGTTTATAATGTATCTGAATTACCGTACAGAGTAGTCGCGAGATATAAAAATAACGAAATATCTCCATTAATTTTTCCTAATATTATACATCAATTTGCCAAGATGTATAACGATGCTTATACATGTATTGAAGTCAACGACAATGGTCAGCAGGTTGCTGATATTCTCTATAGAGAATTGGAGTATGAAAATGTCGTTATGACTCAAATGAAAGGCAGACATGGTCAGGTTATTAGTGGTGGTTTTGCTAATAGACCTACACCAGGTGTCAGAACAACAGCACAGCTCAAGAGAGTAGGCTGTACTAACTTTAAAACATTAGTCGAAGCAGATAAGATCATTTTAGGTGATGCTGAGATTCTAGACGAACTTTATAGATTTGTTGAGACAGGCGATTCGTATGCAGCTGAAGAAGGTGCACATGATGATCTTGCTATGTGTTGTGTTATTTTCGCATGGATGACTATGCAGCCATACTTTAGAGAATGGACTGATACAAACATTCGCGAAAAAATTCAACAAGACAACATGAAATTACTAGAAGAAGATCTACTACCATTTGATATAGACATGGGTGTAAATTCTTTTGGTTATGAAGAAGTTCGAGAGTTGTCTGGAAGCTCGTTTGATAGATGGATGCTGTCAGAAAACGACTAGTTTATAAATAAGTGTAATTGTATCTTATAAGGAGCTTCACGATGGCGTTTCAAGTCAGCCCAGGTGTTAATGTATCAGAAATTGACCTTACTACGGTAGTACCCGCAGTATCCACTACAGAAGGTGGGTTCGCTGGCGTATTTAGATGGGGTCCAGTAGAGCAACGCATTCTAGTGGAGTCAGAAAACGAGCTAGTAAATCGTTTTGGTAAGGCTGTAGATATTAACTACGAAACTTTCTTCACAGCAGCAAACTTTCTTGCTTATGGTAATAAGCTTTACGTTGTTCGTACAGCAAATACTCAGTTAACATCCAGCGCATACGCAGGCACTAACTCATCTGTTGTAGTTGCTAACGTTGGTACAAATTCTGTTAAGAATAGAGAAGATTACGATAGTAGAACATCATTCGACGCCAATGCTGTTTATATCGCGAAATACCCTGGCAACTCTGGTAACTCGCTACGTATTTCTGTCTGTGATAGTCCTAATGCTTACTCAGTAAACGCTTTTGCTGCTTTTACAGCTGCTGGTGCTAATATTGCACCGGTAACTACTACTCTCGTTGTAGGGTCGAAAACTGCTAATCTAGTAGCTGCTAACACGGCTGAAGCTACTACCATTGCTGCTGTACTTCCTGCGCGCTCTATTCTAAGAGTAGGTAATTCAAGTCTAGGGTATCAAGATCTTTATATTAAGTCTGCTGCTGTATCTGCAGCAAACGTTCAGTTAACATTTGGTTCTGCATACAGACTAGCAGTAAACGTAGTAGCAAACTCCACAACTGTTGCTAACTCACTTGCTACTAATGGTATTCAGTTAACAAGAAACTGGGAATTCTATAACAGAGTAGATGCAGCTCCTGGAACATCTGACTATGTTACTGGTCGTGGCGGAGCAGGTGATGAGCTTCACGTAGTTGTTGTAGACGAAGATGGTTTAATTACTGGTGCCCCTGATACTGCACTAGAGGTATTTCCTAATCTCTCATTAGCAACAGACGCTAAGACAGCGGAAGGTGGCTCTATATACTATAAGAACGTACTAAATGACCAGTCAAACTGGGTTTGGTGGGCTAATGATAGAACTGGTAGAAGTTCTGGTACTGCTAACACTTTCTCTGCTATTGCTAATACCCTTCCATTCGATCAGTCCTTAAGAGGCGGTGCATCTGGTGAAAGTGAAGCCAACGTAGCTATTTCTGTAGAATTAGCCGGTTATGCTAAGTTCGTATCTGCGGAAGATGTAGATGTTTCTCTAATCCTAACTGGTAGAAATGCCAATGGAGCTGTAAAGGCTAACTGGATTATTGATAATATCTGCGAAGCAAGAAAGGATTGCATCGCATTCATCTCTCCTCCAAAGAGTGCAGTAGTCAATAATCTCGGCGAATTAACTGCAGACCTAGTAACGTTCCGTAACTCAATTACATCAACATCGTATGCAGTAATCGATTCTGGCTACAAGTACATGTATGACAAGTACAGTGACGAGTACCGTTATGCACCTCTAAATGGTGATATTGCCGGACTAGTAGTTCGTACAGATACAGTACGTGATCCATGGTTCTCCCCTGCTGGTTTCAATCGCGGTATTATCAAGAATACAGTAAAG